TGAAGACATGAATTCTGGTATTTGGTTTTAGTCTATTGATCTTATACTGTACTGGGATGCTTCTAGCATAGAACGACAGTGCAGTAGAAATAACACTAGATCCAACGCCTCTAGTCGTCAGTCCCTTACCAACCTCATTGTTTTGTGGACTGATGTTAGAGGAACTACCTACAGACGCTGTTGTAACAGAAGAATCTGCTACACTAGAATTTACATCAGCAAAAGAATTGATGTTAAAGAACGACTGGTTTGCGCCAATCCAATTGATTTGATAGGAGTTATGTAGACTTGAGAATGCATCTTGTAGATCTTCTTTTGCCAAGAAGATAGTGTTGATGTTTGTATTGTCATCTGTGACTAGAGGTGCTACAGATGTGTCATACCACGAGTCAACTGCTGGTGCAACGAAAGAGTCACCAACATAGTTTAGAACGACGAATGGATTTGGATTTACAGTCTTGGTTGCAAAACTATTACCAAGTAATTCTAGTTCACTAAATGGAAGTGTGATAACATCAGATGTTCTTGTGTATCCAGCAACAGATCTTTGATCATCTCTGTCGTTAATTTCTTTGAGAGCAACAGAATCTTCTCTAGACTGTGGACGAAGGACAGATTGCTGAGTGTCTACAGCACACTTATAGTCTAGAGATCTCAAAGAACCAATCTTATGAGACTCAAAATTGTCTACAATGAAACCACTCTTAAATCTGTTGAAACCTGCAGTATCAGTTATCTGCATGTTAAGAGCTTGTTGCTCTAGAATGCTGAGAGTGGTATAATACTCAAGACGCTCAATGCGCTTCTCTAGTTTACCGATGTCACGCATTGTGTAACGACGGTTGTCTACAGAAGTAATTCTTACATCTTTACTAGTCTGTGTGAATGCTGGGATGTACATGTAGTACAGAGCAATAGCATCACTAATAGGATCTGGTTTAGATGGGTTGAGTGAAGAGTTACCTTCCTTTACAATAAACTGACCTTTCTGATCTAAGAACAGACCATCAATTCTATCAAGGTATTGTGTTTGTGTGAATGAGAATGTAAACTCAAGGTTTTTGTCTGGAGCAGGAGTGCTAGCAACAATACCACCAGTTCCGTTGTAGGATCTGTTTGTTGGAGCAGATAGAATAGACTTGTTCTGGAAACCAGCGATGATAGCATCGTTATCGATCTTTGGTCTGAAATCAAGGACATCCTTGAGAGAAACTTTACCTAAGGTTGGTGAGTTAAATGATGGAATTTCACTAGCACCAACACCTGCTTCATGTAGATATGAATCTACAGTACAGAAGTCTCCAGTTGTATGCTCGAAGTAATCAAATGCAATTACCAACTGACCTTTAGGTGGTTCAAATCCTGGTTTGATAACAATTCTAGAGATATCATAAATTGTATCTCTCTGACCATCATCGAATGTAAATCTATTGGTAATATCAATACCATTTACTAGATTACCATTTCCATCTACAACAGGTGGTTCTGTTGGAGATCCTTCATAGACATATCTTAGTTTATAAGCATCTGAATAACTGTATACATCAAGAGAGTCTGTGTCGTAATCTCTACCACGGAAAGGAATAACTCTATCTCCAACAGACTCAACAATGATTCTTCTGTTGATAGTAGCAGTCTTCAGTCTTGGTTTTGCTTTAGAAATTTCTAATGTAGCAGTCAACTTCAGTGTTGGATATGTGCCACCAGTAGGAATAGATCCAAAGTAATCTGAAGGAAGACTTAGTTTGACACTACCAGAAGTTAAACCACTAGCAGCATCAGTAGATGCCTTGATCTCAACTTGACTGGATGTGATGTATGCAATGTCTCCTTTTACAATATCAGGAGCATCTCCAGGATCCAAGACAGTGACAACAAAGTTGCTTTCACTGAAGGATACAAATCTCTGTGTTCCAAATGGAAGTTGAGCAGCAAAAGTAATTACACCTTGACCACCAGCACCAGTGCTGATAAAGTCTCTTCTGGAATAATACTTAATTTTAGAATCTTCACTATCAGCAACAATAGAACTTAGTTGTGTAGAACCAGTTTTGTATAGTAGTGAACCTTGGTTGAAGTTTGAGATAGAAGGTCTAACTCTAACTACAGTTCCGTTGGTAAGATTCTCTGGGAGAGAACGATCGAAATAAATTCTAGATTTCTGTACACCAGCAGGGATAGTTGCTTGCTGAACAACAGCTCTCAGCAACTCACCACTATCATCTGTAAATTGTACTAGATCTCCATGCTGTAGGAATACGGTTGCATCTCCACCGAAACCAGTACACTCGATATACTTTCTACCTTTATATCCAGTGAATGTGAAGTCGGTTACAGAAACTACCTCTGCAAATTCTTCTCTGTTGATCTCAATATCAGATGTAAATACATTGTTATTACCAGAACCAAACTCTGCGTAGAATGATTTTACATTCTGTGGTGTATAAGTTGTTACAGCATTTCTCACCAATACAGGTGTAATAACAGCACCACTTGGAGTACCACCACCAAATCCTTGAATTACTTCTACTAGAGGTGGTTGTGAATATTCAACATTTACACTGTCTCTATTGACAATATCAATCTTGAAGATACCACCATCGCCATTCAAGTTAAGTTTTAATTTTGCTTCGTCGTACTCAACACCATCAATTCTTAATTTGGCACCCTGAACATAGTTTGCACCTTTGTCATTTGCAATGAAGTGAGAGATAGTATTATCTTTTGCAATTCTGATAGAATTGTTTCCTTCATCAACAATAACTTCTCCACTGATAAAGTTACCAAACAACCCTTTGACCATAAGGGTTTTGGTAGATGTGTAGACACCAGTGTCGGTTCCCTCTACAACACCATATGCACCAGAGGTCAAACCATAAACATATTGTCCAGGTGTGAAACTTCCTGCTGCAATAATTGGTTGATCTAATAGAATCTTAGTGAAAAATGTTGGATCAAAGTATGATAGACTGAATGTGGCATTGTAAGTTGGATCACCATTTGCCAATCTACCTTTAGAAGAAACAACATCAGTATCAGTATTGAAACCATCTCCTTTTTCTAGGAGAGTAAAGTTACTTGGTTTTGCAATACCAATTACTGGAGTGATAGTTTCGTTATAGTCTACAATTTCACCAAAAGGAATAGACCCTTGAGTTTGAGCGTCGTTCTTGGTGTAGTAAAGTTTTCTAGTCTTAGTTTGATCGCCAATATCATAGTCGATCATGAAGTTGTCCAAGAAATCTTTCTGAGCAGTGATTGTGATTTCTAGGAAAGTAACTGTAGGATCTGGATTAATCTCAATCCTAGGCACTCTTGCAAATGACAAGACCTCAACCGTGTTTACTACGGATGGTGTTTCGTCACTATTTCTTGCTTGGATAAAATGCAGTGTGCCAATGGTAGATCTAAAATTATCACCAGTTAAACCAGCAACTGTAGTCGCATAGTTATTTTCAATCTTTAGATAGATTGTCTTCAGTCCTTGATTGATATCAAAGAACTGTCCTCTTCTGGAAATTGTTTGCTTGACAGCGCCAGATGCTTCAGTATCATTAAGACCGATTGATCCATCATTGAATACTGAAGATAGATATACATCTGGATAAGCAGTAAGTTCTGCTCCCTCTGCATTTAGAGGAACACTATTGTAAGTGTTTGTAATTCTGTATGTTGGTAGTCCCTTTGTCTTTAGACGAATGTCTTCTCTATTGAGAGTCTCTCTCGCTTTATCGATTGGGATGTATTTGGTTTCCTTGTTTACAATCTCGAAACCTTTTACATATGCTTTACCAGGACCAACACTAGCGAGCATTTTAGCATCAGCATCTGTAGGTGAGATACCATTTACTGTGCCATCTACTTCTAGTGGGTAGATACCTAAGTTTCCATCTCTCTGATAATATTCTCTTACATTAAGAGGGAAGTTATCAACAACATAGTCACCTGATTCATCGTATGTTCTTCTAGCTAGAGTTTGCTCTAGTAGGTTATAATCAGTCTGTGATACTTGAGATTGAATAGAACCATTCTTGACAGACAATAACTTAATGAAGTTACTATCAGTTTTTTGGTCTAATGAGTATGAAATAAGACTCAGTTTAATACTAAGTCTGTGTGCTCCAGGTGCAGAATAGTTTGATGAACCAATAGAGTTATCATACAGAGAAGCATCTTCTTCTGGAGTAATAATACTTTCTGTAATTTTAAAACCAACCTTTGCAGATGGTCTGCTGTAATATTTGTCAACAATTAATAGTTGAGCATCATTTCTAACAAAATATCCATTAACAAAATAGATACCTTCTTCTACCTGAACAGCAGAAGCGTATCCCATTGCGAGACTTTCGATACTGGTGTCTTCACCTGTATCTGGATTTGTGATTGTAATACTAGTAGGTAGAACACTACCATCTGTTCCAACAACCATCAAAGGTGTATTGATGCCGTCTACAACCTCTACGGTCTCTCCCTGTCTAAATGTTTCTTCATTACCAGCATCACCACTGGTTGTATAGTTAACAAATAAAACATCAGATTCAGTATCTGTAGCAATTGCAGAAGACACAACAGTTGCTACAACACCAGAAGTCAGACCCCTAACCTGTCTTCCAATGAGTTGTGTAATATCATACTTCTTGTAAACAATCTGACCATCCTGGTTGACAGGAATCTCAGAAACAGAAGACAGCTTGACATATGGGAGTTTGGTGTTAAAACCAACCTCACCAGGAATTACCAGCTCTCCCTGCTTAAATGCATACTTACCGAACTGTTCGATTTGGTTCTGCAATAAAGATTGCAGTTGAGTAAGTTCCCTACCTTGGATAGCATATCCAGGACGGAAAAGAACTTTATAAAAATTTTTGTCAGAATCGAAATCGTCGTAGTAGGGAGCTACGTTTAGATTAGTCTTTTGTGGCATCTCAACCAGTCTCTAGGGTGTTCGTTTAGAACTCGATTACCAGCTTGATGTCCTCAATTTGGTCAGCAGCTCTAGTAATCTGTCTTCTATTCTCTATGTATACGATTTCCCCTGAGTTAGGTTCGATTTCTGGTGTTGCGAGACCGCCAGTAAACGCAATGTCAGACACGGTTCCGTTCTCGGAAGTATCAACATTACCAGATGTCGTGGAAGATGCACCAACAATAGCGTTAGCAGCGTTAGATTCAAATGCTCTAACTACACCACTGTCACTATGTAGTTCAGGTGACTGATAGTATTTTAGAACTCCAGTGGATGCGTCCCAAGAAACAACCTTACCGTATGCAGTGCCACCTGTTACTGCCTGGAAGATATCTTCATCAACTGTATAATCAGAGGATGCTCCAGTAACAACCATTACAGATGTTCCACGAAGTGTTGCATTATCAGCAAAGTTAGTGGTTCCATAGTCAAATGGATCTTGGATGATACCAATACGACGGAAGTCGTTATCCACAGGGAAATCGCCAGCGCCTTCATCATAGGTTAGGCGAATGTTTGTCATGATTCTCTTAGCAAAGAGTTCGTTCTCAGCGTCAGAACCATGTCCTCCTTTTGGAGAAATAACCAATTCAATAGCAGCAGTTCCACTGAATGCACCAGCAGCTGCGGTAAGACCAGAGTCAGTGTAGACTTCGCCAGTCTCAAGTAATAGATTGCCGTAAGAATATCCACTACCAACAGAATACATCGATGCTGCTGTGACAGTTCCAGAAGCGTCTGTAGTGAGTTCTACCACAGCACCGCTGCCATCGCCCTTAACAGAAGTGTAAAGGGTGTCAGAGGCAGGTAGACCACTACCACCATCCTTAACTACAGCAACATGCACAGCACCGTCAACTGCGAGTGCTTCTACCTGAGTTCTGCTTAGTTCAGTAGACTCAACAACAGGCATGAAGTCTGTTGATAGGAATGCTAGAACATCACCAGTAGGAACAGTGAACATGTGTTTCCAGATGTATCCTGCCGTTCCAGCGGGTTCAGTGTAGATGCCATTTGCAAAGGAACCCTGACCAGGAGAAGGTTGAGACTTTGGTTCGTATGTGGCATTCTGACCAGTTGGATTGGCTGCACCTTCACCATTATAGAGGCACTTGAATACTTCATACTGTTGGTTCATTACATAGAACTTACCCTCGGAAAGGGAAGATTGACCTGTTGCAGTATCTTTACCAACCGAACCGCCACCGCCAGGGGTAGGGGAATAGTTAGGACGATACATGTCAAACTTTGGATTCAGTGTTAGGTTCCAGTTGTAGCGTGGAACAACGAGTCTTGCAAATGGTCCAGTGATTCTCTTGGCAGCAATCAGTTCGTTATAGATTGCAAGTTTCTCGGAATAGTTGTCTAGGGGAGCAGGAGGTGCTTCTTCGGTGGCGTATCTATAAGTTCCAGACTTGGCAGTAGCACTGGATGTAGCGCCTGTTAGTGTCGTACCAAACGATGGTGTTGTAGTGGCAGTAGGCAGAACATTGTTAACGAGAATACTATTCTCATTGACTTCTGCTACAGTTGCAGACCATCCACCACCCGAGACGGTTTCACCAACAACAAAGGTGCCGCTGATGTTAAAGATTTCTACATAAGCGTCCCACCTTGCAGATCTTCCAACGAAGAAATACATCCTAGTACGAGCAGTATCTGCATCGTTAGCGCCTTCGCTTAAGGATTCTAGGAATTGTTTCGCGTTGAAAATTCTGAATTTTTCTGAAATAATAGCTGCCATAGCACTAGTGCCCGTTTGATAAGACTGAATCCGAGTTATTTATATTTATTTAGGAGAGTAGTCGGATGTACTCTCCAATGGAATGACCCTCTATAGGAGTGCCATTGATGCCACGATCGACACCGAGTAAACGATCAGATAGCTTAGATGTGTAAGTCATCTGCTCTCTACCAACCAGGATAGTTCCTGATGCTGGTAGTTTATCTGTATTACAGTAAACAATATTATTAGTTTCAGCGAAGTCATAATCAACATTCTTGATCCATTTGAACTGACCAATCTGATTGTTGTATGCACTGATATCAAAGTTTGGTTTCAACACAATTCCCTGAACATTAGGGTTAGCAGTGCCTCTGAATACATCATAGTATCCGTATCCAGTTTGGAATGCTTTGTTCTGAATTCTGTCTTGAATGTTAGGAGCATTGCTATCGTTAGCAAATCCAGTTAGTAAATCACCAGAGTAATAGTTATTCAGTACAACTGGACCTGGACCCCATTCAACATAAATGCCGTCAGTTTGTAGTAGACTTGTTCCAGGGAAGGTGCCAGAACCACTAACATTGCTGCGGAAATTAGTTACATCATCTGTACCAGCAGCAACTGAAACATACAAGAATACTGCTCCATTATATATCTTGTAGTATCCATCTGGAGAAGGATCTGGGTATCCAGAAGCAGAAATATAACTGTTATCGAATATATCGGCACCACCATATCTAGCGGGAATGTCATCAGTTTGTAACTGTGTTAAGTAGTTGTTGATTGATGCAGTAGCAAATGGTGGTTTGAAATATGGATCATTGAATTGATCAATAGTAATTCCATATCTCTTAAGTTCTTCAAATGTCAAACCAGATACAGGAATTCCTGCTGCAGAAACAATGTTTCCATAGTTCTGGAAGATTTGGAATGATCCTGCATTAGGTCCAAATTGATCAGGAGCAACAAACTGCCAGTTAAACTTCCTTGCAGTTGTTGTGGTTAGTAGTGGTTGAGACTCAAGAGTCCTATCAATCTCTTTTGTTATAATCAGAGCATCACTACCTGCAGAAGGTGCTGTTACATTTGGTAAAGAAGTAACAGTAGGAGGAGTGAATATTGTGGTTTCTCTCTTGGTGAGGAAAGTACCACTAAAGTCAACTACCTTATCAATTACTAATGCAAAACTGAGACCGTTGAAGTTAACAGCAGCTTCAAAGGTATTAATCACTTCAATACCAGTTGCCAATTCTTCAAAGTAAGAAACAGCGACTGGAGATCTCTTGCTAATTTTATTAGCAAAAGATATTTTTACAAGACTGTCAATCTTTCTACTATTACCTTTAAGTAGATCATATTTTCTACTAGTGATAATCTTAGGTGCTTTAGTATAACCAGATCCTCCATCAATTAGTACAATGTCAATGATCTGTCCCTTAGAAACAATAACCTCTGCCTTAGCACCACCACCTTGCTGATCTTCAGGTATGAAATGTAATACTGGTGCGGTGTCATAACCATATGCAGTAGTTGGTTGAATGATTCCTTCATCATAGAACAACTGCAAATCTTTTCTATTCCAATCAATACGAGCAACCTTGTCGCCATCCATGACAGCAGTTGCACTTAAACCAACTCCTTTAATGTCACCATTGTAGTTGGTTGTTGTAACAGAACCAAAGTATTCTGATGTGATATTTTGATTATCACGGTAGTCTTTTGGACTTACATACTGTGGAAGTTTTTTGATTGTTCTGAAATCAGTTTCGCCATCCAGTCTGACTCTATCACCTGCGTTTAATCGTGCAAGACCATTCTTTCTAACATAGAATGATTTGTCAGCAAGAACGCTGTCATACAACCAAGGAGAAGAATCTCTCTGCATTCTTCTATTGCCGTTTTCATCCAACTGATATGTAAGTGTTGATGTTACACCTGAAAGTTGTACCTCATTACTAAAATTGACATAATCTGTAGAGAAGTACAATTCAGAACTGCCGTTGAACACTGGGTTTTGACCAGCTACAACTAGTTCGATACTTCTATCATCAACTCTCTCAAGTTTTTTAATTTTACCGATTATGTTTTTGACCGATCCATCTTTTTGGTAGACAAATCTTTCCTTATCGTAGTTTACATTAGTAAAAGTGAATACATTATCGTATGAATTAGGACTAGAATCAGATACACTCAGAGTTAGTCTGTTTAGATATGTGTTCGCCTCAAAATCGTGAAGCGTAATAATTGGATCCAATTCTCTGCCATACAATAAGATCAATTCAATTTTATTATAACTGTATACCTTTCTTGTGAAACGAATTGCAGGACCGTTGATGTTATATGCATCAAGTCTTTGCATCACACCATCGATGAATACAAATACAAAGTTAGCATCATCTATGTTTTGTACTTTATCATCTTCTTTTCTGAGAATGATAAATGGTCCAGAAGAACCATCAAGGATGCCAGAGGTGTCTAACTTACATCTTGTGTAGTTACCAACACCATGCATAGCAATTCTTTCTACTGCCAGTGGTTCTTGTACAGTCTTAGTATTCTCACCTTGGTTCCAAATTGGGGCTCCACTAAACACAATTCTGTTTGGTGTTTGAGTTTTATCGATATAATACGCACCATCATGCTGTAAAATGCCACTGATGGACACAAACAGGTTCTCATCGTCATCTAGGTCAACAACGCCTCCATCTTCATAATAAAGATCAAAGATTGTATTCTCGTTATTTGTATAATCAGGCAGAGAGACCTCAACACTTCCAGGTCCAGTAATCAAAGTAGACTTGATACCATCATACAAAGAATCCAGTGCTGAAGCGACTTCTTCGCACTCACTGAGTGTTGCATTGACCAGTAGAGGGTCAGGTAAAATATTTTTGTTTACATATGTTTGTAGAGAAGTCCAGTATCCAGTAGCACTTTCATTCTCTGGAGTTGCCAGAATTCTGTTAGGTCCACCTTGTAGTATAGTTGTTACTACATTAATGTAAGAAGTGATAGCACTTTCAACATCAGCACAATATGGTGTAGCACTATCAGTTCTCACCAGTGGATCGGTGATTGGAGCAATGATCGTTGCACCAGAGATATTATTTCTCATAGCAAGAATCATAAGATCGCGAGCAACCTCATTTGCATAGATTGTCTCTAGCAACTCACCTTGAATGTGATTTAGTTTGTAGTTATTGAAGTATGCTTCTGCAAACTCAACAACTTTCTGGGTGCCACCCCAGCGAAGTGAGTATACGATAGCATCTACTAGGATGCCAGTATCTCTAAAGCAGAAGTCTTCTGCCTCGACCCATTCTTTAATACCAGTGTTAACTGTAGCAGTTGGTGCTGTATTATTTGTGAGTGCGTCGGTTAGAATACCGAATAGAGTTGTAACAGCAGAGTTTACGTTTGTGCAGTCAGGAACAAGGATAATACCAGGATCTTGTACTGTACCTCTGTTATTGATTGCTTCGATGCAAAGATCTCTTGCAAAGTTAAAACCATATATCGATTCTGTTCGTTCTCCATCTAGTGCGTCGTGATCTGTGAAGTATCTGTTGGTTGCTGCAATAGTGGCAGAGTTTCCACCCCTACCAGTATCTTCAGCAACAGCGGCGATAACAATCTTCAAATCTCTTGCACACTTATCTGTAGCAAACTGTTGACCATACTTAGTATTCAGTTCCGCAATAGTTTGTGATACGATGTCTTGTAGATTATCGTAAATAAGTCTTCTTCCATCCTTGAATCTATATGCTGCCTCAGGAACTCTAGGATATGTAAACTTAGGATACTTATCATAGATTCTGTGTGCTGCTTCTCTTTGGATATTAATTTTATTTGCTTCAATTAGTGTAGAAGCATCGTAGAATGTACCATTGTTAAGTCCACTCCAGATAAATGTCATCTGTGCATTTGCAGAGACATCAATCTGTCCACTTTGTGGTAGAGAAATAGTATATGTTGCACCTTGATCAATTTGGATAAAGATACCAGGAGCAATCTGCAGAATTGGAGCAGTTGATTGATCTGTAGGTAAAATCTGATTAACAACTAACTGTTGTAGTGTGTTAGAAATATTGAGAGAAGGTTGACTAATCCTAATAGTTCTTTCATCAACAATTTCAGTGACAATAGTTGATGGGTTAAATGCTCTACCAGCACTGATTTTCATACCGATAGCAATGTTATCAGTATTTGAAACAGTAACTAAGTCTGTACCAGGAGTCCAACTGACTTGTCTATCAACAAAGTCCCAGTTACGCATTGCCAACTTACAAAGTCTGACAGCGTAATCATATGCATCAATAGATGCCTCTAGTTCTCCATCGATATATGCTAGAACACCATCAATAAAATACTTTTCGGTTGCAGCAATAGTTTTGCTGTTTCCACCAAATCTCAAGTCATGCTCAAGTGCATCGACAACTAAACCAATGTCTCTATAACACTTAGTGCCAAGAGTTCCCCATGTTAGGTTTGGATACTCTGCTTGAATATATCCAAGTGTCTCAGATTGGATGAATGCTCTATTCATTGCTAATTGATTAGCAGCATCAATCCATGTGCCTTCTCTCTGGAAGATATTTCTAACTCTCTTCAGATATCTTGCATTCAGTTCAGCAGTCTTGAATTCAAAATATCTACAATGGAATGTTACACCAGGAACTAACTGTCCATCTTTGACGCTTGGTCCAAGTGGAGGTGCAGCAAATGTAATCTTGTTACCTTTAACAGTATATGATCTTCCTGGTTCTTGTAAGATACCATCTAGAGTAATAGTAAGTGCTTGCTCGTTATATGGAGCGATGGTAGCACCACTACTATCAACCAATGTAAATACGGTTCTACCTTCTAGATTTCCACGATCAGTAAATGCTCCAGTAAACTGTCCATTCAAGAACAACTGCTTTGCTCTAATCTCAGATGTATCAAATGTGTCTAAACTGATAGATCCAACACCTCTTTCAATTTTGAGTTGCTCTGTGTGGATGACAGATGTAGTAACTTGTTTCTTTGTACTGACAACTGTAATTTTATTTTTGTTAGGATCCCAAAGTTGTACGATACTAGTGTTTACTGTCTTCGCATTTGGAGACATTGGAACTGAAGTATCAGACTCAATAAGAACTTCACCGAACAACTGGAAACCAGCAGGGTGAGTTGTCTGCTTAATTAAGTCTCTCCAAGAATTAATGGAAGTCTTGGACTTGACAACATACGAATAATCTTGGTAATAATATGAATCAGTCAGTCTTTGGTTAGAAGAACTAACAACACCTTGATCATCTTGGAAGCTTCCAATGTTGTCAAAATATGTTTTAATATTTTTATTAAATTTAGAATACGCAATGGTGTCTAGTACAGCTGTGTTGCGTCTAGAAATGCCTAAAATTTCTGTGTTTTCTCTAAACAGTCCAGTAACATCTTTTACTACTAGAATATTGGATCCTCTTCTCCAAGAAACAACTTTTGCTCTTGCAGTTTCAACTCCAGAATTTCTCTGAATAATAGTCTCACCAATTCCAAATGCATCTTCTCTGAAATTAGAGAGTTTGAAAATATAGTTTGATCTAATAGTAGAGCTTAGTGTCTTATCATTATGATAAGATCCACCGTTGTTAACAATCCTTACATTTCTAGGAATACCAATAGTTTCACTAGAGAGATAGATTCTCTGATCAGACTCAACAATTTTTACAGTCGGTGCTGTTGTATATCCAGAACCAGCATGTTTAATAACAAGACCAGTTACTCTTCCTTGATCCTGAACAACCTCTAGTAAAGCATTACCTTCTACAATTGCTTTTGCCTTAGAATAATTAGAACCATTGTATGTTACTTGTACAGCAGACAAAGATCCGTCTTCAATCTCAGTAGTCGCAGTTGCGACATATGTTGGTGTTGGTAGAACACCAGAAACAATAGGTAACCTCCTATATTCTGATCCACTGTTAATTACATTTACTGACTTGATTTCTCCAATAGAGAACTGAGACATCGAGTCGTACTTGATTACACCAGATCCATCATGTGGAGCAGTGATATCAGTATCATATACAATAGATCTAGATGTAATGTACAATGCAGACTTCAATCCTTGTAGAGGATCGTCAACTACATTTAAAAGACCAGTTTCAGAATTAGTTAGACCATTCTTATCAAAGTAGTAATACTTTGAATATCGTAAATTTTGCTTAGTTGCATAATTGTTAATACCAGTTCTAGAACCATATCCAAGTTTTAGATCTACAATAGAATTGTTAATAGTTCTTTCTGGTGTGACAATATTATAATTGATACTAGGAGAAATATCAAATGCTCTTCCATTCATAGAAGGGTGAGAGACATCAAAATTATACTTGTAGAATTTTTTAATATCAATAACTGGATTTCTAGTAAACTCTACATTATCAGTGGACAGTTCAAAAACTGACTGTGGTTGATCGATTTCTAAAATTCTAACCAACTTCTGATCAACACTCTGATCAAAGAATACTGTACTCAAAGAAACAGCATTGATTGTACTTAGAGTTTGATTATATCCAAATACAACTTCAGCAACTTGAGTTGATGCGTCATATTCCTCGATGACTGGATCGTTAGGAGTAGATCCAAGAGCAAATCCTTTTGGTAAATTAAATGCAGGTGCAATCTGTGTTAATGCAGCACCATCAAAATGTTCTACTGCAGTAGTTCCCAACTGTCCTCTTAGTACAGTCAGCACATTGCCAGTTCTATTGACTACCTTTACGATCTCACTGCCAATCCTAATAAAATCATCTGCAGTGAATCCAGTACCATCTGCTACATTAATCTTAGTTTCTTCTGCACCGAGACCAACATGGTCAACACGAATTTCAACACTACCAGTTGTTAGATCTGATTTTGAGAGATAAGCAGCACTAACTGTAAGGACATCACCTCTCTTGTATCCAGTTCCCTTTTTATCTGATCTTGGTTCTACAGATGTTACATAACCTTCAGGTCCAACAACCATACGAGCTGTTGCGTCCTCTCCAGATCCACCAAGTAGAGGTGCCTCTGCATATATTTGGTTTGGTAGGTAATCAGCACCACCAGTTAGGAGCGTCAGTTTGCCAACACCAGTATCCGTGAGAACCGTTGCAGCAACTGGGATGTTGAACTTAATTTTTTGGTAGATTCTACTTCTTACATAGTATGTCGTAGTAGTTGTTGAATCGTCTGGACTAATGTCAATGTCAATCATATCATTGACACCGACTCCATGGTCATCGCTAGTCTTCAAGATAGCGACATTTCTATTAGTAGTAAAAATTCTTAAGTTACTACTTAAACTAAATGTTTCAAATACATCAGCACCAGTTGTGTCCAATAAATTGGAACTTCTGATAAAGAAATTCTCAACTGTATTGAAAGAACCAGAAATAAGTCTAACAATGACACTATTCTTAGAAATAGTAGTCTCAAGAACTTCTGCCTGACCTAATACAGATGCAACACCGTCAGTATACTCTAGTGTAGACCCAACTGTATAAGATGCATTCTTATCTAAGATTAGATTTAGTACAGTTGTACTAGAACTTAGTACATCACCATCAGAAAAGTTGCCAGTTACATTTCTGAGTGCAAATTTCTTGCCAGAGAAAACATTACCAACAATTTCTCCAGTTGCACCAGTTACATCTTGTGTAATAGTATCACCGTCAAATAGATAACCAATATTAGATAACTCTACTAACAGTGCTTTCGTTGACTGTGATTCAATAGATTCTACCTGCCTGCCTTTAACAGAAGATACTTCAGCAGTAGCACCAAAACCACCAGTAGAAGTATTGTCAATGATTACTTCAGAACCCACAGAGAAAGTAGACGCAGATGAATATACTTCTGCACCAGAAACATTACCTCTATTAATTTCATCGATAACAGCAATAGCAAGTTCGCCGTTGTTATCAATATCGGCAGTTCTTAGTCTAGAACTAGACTTAGGAACATCTTTATGTGATAATGCTTGTTTGTAGTTAGAATCTCTAGGAACGGAGTAATAATTATCTCCTAAAATATATGGAAACTGTGGATCGTCATTACTATCAACAGTAATGAAGTATGCATATGTTCCTTCTGGGTAATCTGGAGTTACACAGAATCTACCATTATTTTGATCTAGATGACCACTTAGGTGTACATATGTGTAATCTTCAAAGAAAGATCCTAGTGGATATGAACTAACAGTAGGTCCATTTGGTCTTGCGATGTTTCTAGTATAACTAGAGTCCATTCTAGTAATACTGCTATTTGAATCTAGAGCATCAGAAAAACCAAAAGCACCGTAAATGGGATTACCATCATAAGCAAATCCCAGAATAGGAGAGTGGTTGGATCCATTATCGTTTTGTCTTAATGCAGTCGGTGATGCATAGTATGCATATCCATTATCTTGTGATGCATCGTTGTTTGCAATAAAGTAACCATTGTTACTATCTAACTCAGAAGCATACTTATTGTATCTATTTCTAGTCCATTGCTGAACTCTTGACTCTGCTGTAGCACCGCTACCAACAGCGATAACATCTACACGAATGTTTGCTGGTGTATATCCACTACCAGGGTTGTTCTGTACAAAGTCAACAATCTGTCCAGCAGGTGATACTACAGCAGTGTAGTCAGCGAATCTGCCCTTTCCTGCTAAGTCAATGATTCTAATGACAGGTGCTGAAGAGTAGAACTCACCTGGATCTGTTACTACTAAACTGGTAATTTCACCATTTGTAATAATTGGTGATACTACACCGTTTCTACCAGATACAACTTCTACTTGTGGATTGTTTTGGTAATTACCAGGAGTGTCTACAACAATAGACTCAACAACCTGACCTGCCATTCTTGCTCTTGCAAGATTGGGCACACCATCTACTAATACGAACGGTGCATTGACATAACCAGAACCTCTGTTGATTACATCAATCCTTTCAATAGGACCATTGAATACTTTATCAGTGTCCTTAGCACTCATTGCTACGACACCATTTACAAATATACCTACATCTCTATCATTAGTTTTGTAGATCTCTGTGGTGCTTGTAGGCACCTTAGGAATGATTCTAAGTTGACGCTGATCTCTTATTGGTACATTTAATGTAAATGGGTGATCAGGAAAACCAGATGATGTGATATAATAGTCACTCTCATCTTCAAAAATTGCAGAGACACCAGAGTTGAGTTGTGGTAGACCAGAAACTTTACCAGTAGATAGTTTCCACCTTAAATTGTTTTGTAAATCTACAATCTTAGGACTGGTAGTCTCAAATCCTGGTTTTGAAATTTCTAATTTTTCTCCAGCAACAGCGTAAGGAACTGTTTCCTCTGCTGCTACTGAATATAAGACACCTAGGATCAGAATAGAGTCTGCACCTACATTGACTTCAGCAGCGTCATATACAAGACTGCCCGCAGAGTAAGAAGCACTGCCAGATCTGGTCTTGATGGTAAATTGATTGACATTTTTACTTTCAAATGTGAAGACTTCGTTCTCAATATAGAACTTACCAGTCTCACCCCAACCCATAGTAGAAAACACATCAACAATTGTGCTGTTGATGTCAATGTCTCCTGTTAGTTTTGTTTTAGATGAAATTACAAAATCACCATTGACAGTTTCTTCTGCCAAGATGAATTCGTATAGATCAATACCATCATATGTACCAGAAAATAGTACATTGTCAATTGTGGCAGAAGCGTAGTTGCCATCTAGGTTTTGGACGATTTGCTTTCCAATAAAAGACTCTGGTGAACCAGAAAGAATCTTTACTTTTAATGAATAGTTGTTAGACCAAGTAGACTCAGAAGATTTGAGTGTGTAGTCTCTAGGATACAACACATCAGGGTCTTGGTCATTTGGAACTAGACACTTGAATAGGAACTTGATAGAATTAGCAGTTCCTTTTGACTTATAAAAATCACCAATGTTTTTGATCAGTGTTCTCTGATCAATATTCTCATTTAGATATGATACAGGAAAGTCTGGTAAGTATTGTGCCTCAAAACTCTTTACTAGAGCGAAGAGGAACAGATTACTAATATTTTGTACAGAAGACCCGTTTGGATGGTCTGCTGCTTGTGTAGTTACAAATGTAGACTCACTATACAAATCTCCTAGTGTAGTGTTACCACTTACACCTCTACTTACATGGAGAAACTTTGTATCTGTTCTTTCTTTGTAAAAACAAATTTCTTCGTTTACCTTTAGGTATCCTGAATCAGGAAATGCGCTAGCATCTACTACTGTAATAGTAGTATCGGTATCTTGTGCAAATTCTGCAAGTTTTGTCTCCTGCTGCAGAACTCTCTTTTCATAAAAATCAATATTACGGTATGTCGCAATATTGTGTGCAATATCTAATGGTTGCCCTTGTAATTCAAGCTGCTCATAATACTTCTGTACGAACTTACTAAAAAGTTCGTACTCATCGCTGATAAATGCTGGAAGTTGATCTTCAATTAAAAGAGAGATCTTATTAGCAGTCTTAGGCATCTACTACTCTTTATATGCGACGAATTTACTCTTTGCAACATCAACATCCAGATATGCCTCTCTAAGAACAGAAACATCATCTGACGCTGGTTTTACACGCAACTCAATGCGATTGTCTGAAAAACTTCCTTGGATGATAGTCAGATCATACATTTTGATCTCACCATGAGCATAATCAATATCTCCAATAGAATTGTTCAGGACAATTTTTTCACCAGTCAGTGCATCTAGTCTATATAGGACAATTTTGCCAGATCTATCCTCAAGATACACGGTATAGTTTGGATACTCAAGGGTTACGAATCCACTGGATGATACAACTGGATCGTCACAATCCTTTAGGAATTCATTCTGGTAACAGATCTCATAATATGATGTAGCATTCAGTTGTGCATAGAAATCTTTTCTAAGAGTTACTTCCGTTAAGTTTGAATTGATTGCTCTGTCAGCATCGTCAATCACACCAACGAATTTGGAGTATCTGAACTTACCATTAAACTTCTCAGTATCAGAAGTCTTTAGATACTCTGTAATTGCACTACTGACTTTAGAAGCAACATCTCTTGGTAGTAGATTTGTCTTTCCACCATCATAGTAAATCTTAGAAGTCAACTCGACATATAGAATAGATGGATCAACTAACACAGGTCTTACAGAACCCACTGAGTATTGCTTTAGATCCGCCTCAATCTGTCTCTTTGTGAATTGTGATAAGAATGATGCATCAGCTGGTTTGATGGCAAGGAAGACCTTTCCATAGGCAGGTGGAACTTGGTCCTCTCCACCAAATACAATGATGTCACTGATTGCTGGATATACATTACGAGCGATTACTTCATAGTCGCTACCAGTTACTGCTCTGTTCTGTGAACTAAAGTATTTTGGTGCGAGATATTTAATCTTCTCAACACTCTCAATATCTGCACCCCCTGCTGCTTTTGAAACTGTCACAATGTTACTGACAGTGTATGGGACAGACACCACACTTACATTATCCTGGAACACTCCAGCAAACTGGAATGTACGAGCACCATTAACTGCTTTACCACTCGTCTTTACATAATT